TCAATCGAACCGACTTCACTAACTGTCACTTCTGGAACAGTAAGTCCTTCACTGGTTGATATTGCAATAGTGGTTGGTGTACTTAAATCATTATTGACCAACCAATTAATCGAGCAACTGTTAACAACATCAGTACCCGTACCGCCAGCCACAACCTCGTCGGTTGCGAACTTCCCCCTTGTGGTGGTAAAGGTATAGTGATCATCTGTAGCAGAATCACCGACCGTAAGTACTTCGTTTAAAATGTCTTGTTCAATGAACGAATCCATCAGCTCGTTGGAACTGAAGAAAATAGTTTGGTCATAAGAACATTCAAACGATCCAATAACGACTTCTTTGTTGCCCAAAGTACCAAGACATTGAATGCCACGATAGTTATTATTGATATTAATAGTAATGTCAGTAATACAAGAATCTGTGATAGCAGGTGCAAGAGTACCTTCTGCATTGTCCAGCGTAATGTTTGTGACATCTGGCCCACGAAACACGGTGAATGTAGATACGGTTTCATAAGTCGCACCTGTAATTATTGTTTCGTCTGTGACTGGCGATTTACCAATTAATGCAGCGCTACCAGTAATAGGGGCTCCAGCTGTCATACTTAAAGTGAAAGTATTAACAACACAACCAACATAACGATGGTAGAGGTATTCGCCTGGGTTTTTAGGATCGGGCCAGCGCTTTTCTACTGTGAAAGAAATTTGGTCTACACCAACAACTAATTCACTGTCAGTGCCTGTTATTACAGATTGTTCGCCCAATGCGGATTCCAGCAATAGGGTCATAGCTGGAGATTTGGCAAATTCAAAATCCAACGAACCATTGATGTCCAAGCCCGTTAGAATACTATCAACGGTTTGGCGATTAGGGTTTAATGTTTGTGACAATTCCGTGGTCGCAGCAGTGACCAACGATTCGCCAGTGATTGGTAAAACTTCAAACACAGGATTCGCAGGTGTTACCCCGTAGGTGGTTTCCAGAACAATCCCGATTTGAGTAGTGTCAGCACTTACAGGCATAACAAAATCCTCTTAAAAAATTAAATAAAACGATCATAGTCATAGCTGATATCAATATCAACTATATACCATAAGCCGTCACTAAACCCATCTGCGGGCACTGGTGGATCGATTTGAGTCGATCTAACCGATCCATCTTTCCAATAACGATACGCATCACGTATTACTTCAGCAGCATCATTAATGGCATCGTCTGAGGTTCCAGACTTAACCGATAGCACTATTGTAATTGTGCCACTTTCCCTGCGACACGCAGGCCGCCCTAATGAAACCGCTTCTTCATTGAACGAGATGAATTCAACCGCAACCCATAAATCAGGCATTATGTCATGGTCTGGATCGTCATTGACCACATCAAACATCGGAATACTTGGCACTAATATTGGCCAAGAAGCACGAAATTTATCACGAACCGCTTTACTACTCATTACGCGCCTCGCACAATAAATTTATAAGTATAAACCAATTCGCCCACATGACGAGCCGATCCACTAGGGGAACGAACACTATAGACCTTTCCTTGGATCTCAACCCTATCGTATTTCTTTGGCTCATCAGCTATTGCCGCGGCATCGATTTCTAAACGCAAGTCGCCCTGTCTGAAATCACCTACTAATTCAGCATTACCTAATTCACGGATCAGCGCTTTAATCACAACAGGTGTTCCACTTTCCTTTGGGGTATAGGTCACAGGTGTGCCAATCTCGTTAATCAGATCAACGACAACCAATAACGCATTTTTAAACTTACCCAACAAAGCCATTAACCGACTCCATCTGCACCCAACAATACATTGTTGGATTTATAAAGATCGAGCATGCCCAAATAATCCTGTAATGGTTCAGGTACTGTACCTGAACCAACGCCTTGGTAACTCAACGAGCTTGAACCACTAGAACCGCTGGTATCATAAGACACTTTAGCAAAATCAAATAAAGTCACATCTTTGATATCGGCATCAGAAGCACCTAACAGTGTTTCATATCTATCGCCAACGATACTATAAAATACGTCGCTTATGACAGCGGGTAATTCAGTATAACCTCCCATATACGTAATATTTACGTGGGTGGCTGAGAAAAAGTCTCCGTACACCGTGCCAATACGCTTAACTAAATGGTAATCTTCTAATGGCTTAATATTACCATCAACCTCAACCTCAGTAATCGAATCGCCTGGATAGTTGTCTAATTGCGCAATGACCGTTTGTGGTTTATATAGCGTTTGCGTGGTTTCAGCTAGACACAAAGCCCGACCTAAATAGGCCTCAATTAAGGCGCTTGTCCAGCTTAAAATAAGAGTCAGCTGATCATCGTAAGTTGGATCGGTTATATCAAAATAATCTTTAACATCAACCAACGTTGGATAACAAGACATTACTTATTTCCTTCAATTGCACTATTGATAATAGGTAATAAATCTTCAGGGTTCAAAGTGGCATCTTTACCGTCCGATCCCTTTTGACCTGTTTTACCAGGCTCACCTTTTTGGCCTTTACCTCCGACCATCATCCAATTGTCGCTAGGTGGGTGATTGGTATTGCCATCAGCAATTGATATCCAACTGGCTTTATTGTGTGTGACTAAATCCAACAATTGATAGGATTGACCTTTAAAGAATGAACCTCTAGGCGTAATCGCTACTTTGCCTAATTTTTCAATTGCACCTGAGGATTTAAGGAATGTGAGTACTCCCTCTTGTAAGGTTGCCGACTTAAACCCATCAATTAATAAGCTCCAATCTTTTGTGCTTATCGATGGGGTTTGTTTAGTTTCACTAACATTAACGGCCCACAATCCACCCTCAAACAAAAACGCATCACCCGACTTAGCAAGGGTACCATCTTGCCATTTGGATATCCCTCGCAACAAACCACTTTCACCTTGCGACCCTTTTTCACCACAATCTCCTTTTTCACCTTTTAAGGTGTTGAGTTTGCCATTAATGTGATCATTCAATCTTAGTAATTCTTCTTGTAAATAAACTTTGTTTTTCAACTCGATCATTTCAAGTTTGTCAGCAGTGATTGTTTTTAGCTCGCTCGCTGCTAAATCAATTGTTTGGGTTTGTTCGTCAATGGCTTCTTTGATTGTTTCGGATTGAGTCTGTGATATTTCGTCCAGAGCACCCACGGTTTGCATCTGGGCAATTGAAGTTTGGTCTTCTAATGCAGCCACTGTGTTTGATAACTTTAAAAATTCTTCAACACTGGATTCTTCACGAACGCACATATCATCTAATCGTTTAGTTGAATTTAGCGCATTTTCAGTTTGAGTATCGACCGTTTGTTTTAGTTCGATTAAATCATTATTTTGTTTTTGAGACACATCAATTAATTTGCGTTCTGAGGTATCGACAATGTGTTGTAAATCACTCAGTTTGTCTTTTTGAGCACTTACCTCTTTACGAATGAATTCGATTTGCTTAAGCAACGGATCGTTAACCGTATCTTTAAGATCGTTAGTGGTGAATGCCACCATCTCTTCGATTGAATCATCAACTGACTTTTCGATATCGGTTTTAATATCCGTGATCAATTCAATTAGCGTTGATTTGAGTACTTTAACTTCAATCAACTCTTCGTCCAACTGAGTTTTCAGTTTCCCTAATTCGCCCGTCATCAACTCTAATATTAAAGAGGATTCCTTTTCAGAATGGTCTTTGATAATACTTACTAATTGATCATCTGTCATGCTACTAATCCTAATTTTAAACGAACGGCTTTCTCGTCGTTGGTGTTTTCTTCTTCTGCGGGTTCGGATTCCGTAGTTGACTCGTCAGATCCACCCATCGCTAACACATCCTGTCCCAACATTGAAATGGGTACGTTTTGACGTTGCATGAATAAATTATCGCCAGCTTCTTTGGCAACCAAGTTCTCAGTTGAACGGGCTTCGTTGGGTGAGAAAATACCGCCTTGCACACCTTTAGTTAAACCTTCAATTCGAGCATTGTACTCTGGTCGCATGATGCCACGCTCGACATCAAACTCTAACATTTCGGTACGACCATCAAAGCCAAAGAACGAGTCTAAGGACGCTTCGATGTGTTCAAGGTAAAATCCCAAAGCTCTGGTTACAAAATCCCGCTGTGAAGCCTCTGCGGTTCTGAATTGAGTATCGCCTTCGCCCACCATGTAGAGGGGAACTCGATAAACAATGGCTATATCCTTTTTGGTCATTGCGTATTGTTCAATGAGTTGCGAATCCGCAGCACTTAAAGACATTTGCTGAAACTGTAAATCGTTATCTAACACGGGCACTTTACCAGCGTTATTACCGTTGGTGCCTTGCGACCAAGCATCTCTTAATCGTTTAGCCTGATCTTTACCTAATGGTTTTGGCGTATGTAAAATACCAGAAGGTTTGGATTCATTTTGGAAAAATTTTGTTGCTTCAGCTTGGATAGATAAGCCGTGATCAACTGAAAACATACACGCTGTTAAGGGGCTCATGCCAATTAAAGGGTGTGTTGGTGTAAACAAACGGATATGTAACATATTCCGTTGAGGTATAAATGTATCAGGATCGATGTTCGACGGATCGATGTCCATCTGATTGATTGTGTAATAAATCTCAGAAGTACCAGGCACAACATATGGTGTGACTGAACCTGGATTCAACGGTGTCAATGAGGTTATGTGCCCACGACTATCACGGGCAGCATAACAATAAGAGTTCCCGTTCATTAGTAATGAATACATAATGAATAGGAAAAAATCAGAACGAGTCTGATAGGTATTTGGTTTACGTAGCAGTCTACTTAAATCAGAAGCATACATTTCAACCTGACCCTTTAAATCTGGGTTAGTGAAATGAGTAATACGCAACCGAGCAACTTCCTGTGCTAGTGTAGCCACACAAGTGTAAACACCCGAGGAATGAATTGCTGTATTGGTGTTAACCTTGCCTTCGCCTAATTGAAACCAATTAGGTTTATAGGGTGAAAGATCAAGCCAACCTTTTACGATTGAACTTGCGCCTCCAGCCAAATTTGATAATTTCGACATGATTAATCCAATATATCAGCTTGCATATCTCTGGTTTTATAAGATGCTTTTTTTTCAGCTTTAGGTTTAGCTTTAGGCTTTGGTTTAGGCTTTGGTTCAGCCTTAACTATTTGGCATTTACCATCTTTAGTCGCATAAGCAACTGAGCATGGCATTACATTTATAATCTCGCCAACCTCGCAAGTGCGGGTACCCATAACAAAACCATCAGCTACAACTTTCAGTTTAATCATTATATTTCCCTAAGCAGTTACATTAGATGCGACGATATCGTTAAATGCAGGCGCATCCGATGGAGTGGTCGCATCACTGCGTATGCTTCCAAGCGCACTACTGTAATCAACAACAACATTCTGCCCAGCGGTGATAGCAGCAGCCAATGTAATATCTACGTTGGTATCGCTTGCTGCAACACCTGTTATTGTGGCTTCAACACTATCCACTGTAACAGTCAATCCCAATTGAGAGTCGATCAACATCGATATATCATAATCCAACGTTACGGTTACACCATCAGCAATAGTCCCTACTAAAGCAGGAGGCCAAGCTGGTACTTGCGGGTCGCCACTGGAATCGCAATGAATCGCATCTCCATTAGCAACCATATACCGAGCAAGGACACCATTGCAGCGGTAAACATAATCAACGGGTAAATCCATTGGAACGAATTTAGCGTTAATAATTTTTACGTAAACGTCAAAGTATTGCATTTATTTTTCCTGCTTTGATAAGGGTATTCAATCTGAATGTAAATAAAGCAATGCAAGGCTACCTAAGTAAACCTTGCATTAACCATTACTACCAAGCAACGCCTGTAATAACCTGAGTACAATCAGTATAACGTGCCTGGAAGTCCAAACGAGTAGTTGCACGAATTGCAACGGAATCGGTCTGGAACATTGAAGTAGCTGCACCACCAGTAATTGGAGATGCTGGTGCATCGTCCATCATGATAGTAGCATCTTCGGAGATTGCTATTTCAGGCATTAGCTCAGTTGCTAAAATAACCTGAGAAGCATCAACCAGCATAACAATATCATCAGGAACCGTAGTAGAGGTTAAGAAAGGATAACCTGCTAAAGTGCCTGCGCGGATTTCATCTTGAAACGCATAAGTACCCAAACCATCACGAATGAAGTTAAGAGAGTTCAAACGTAAAGGGTTAATCAACCAAACTGGTTGAGCCATTGGAATATTGAGAGTTAGCATCGCACCAATCGCGGCTTTCAAATCTGCAGTAATAAGATCTAAAGTAGCACCGCCAGAAGCAGTAGGTGAACTGTCATACGTCTGGATACCAGCAGGAGAAACACCAGCCACTTCAGCATTAGCCGAAACAAACGTTTCATCAATTGAAATAGCAATACCTGTTAGGATGTCATCTCGTAAGATTGACAACGCTGAAGGTGTTGAACGTGATAACGCTTCACGAGTAGATGCAATAATAGTTGCGTTTTTCTTAGGCGTTAAGCTCACTGAATCAAGAGTAATGCGACCAACTTTAATTGGATCGCCTTCAGCAGTCCATGAGCCACTAGAGCCAATAGTCTGACGAGGGATCACAATAGAGCCAGCACCATCAAATGTCATTTGACGACCAGGGAAACGCGCCAATACTGACATCGGACGAAGCATTTCAATGAATGCTTGGTTCGCCTGATTGATTTGTACCAGTTCAGCAATATAACCAGCTGTACCAGAATCAGCAGCAGGAACCGCAGTACGTTGGTGTAAACGCATATCGCGCTCAATTACGTCTGCCGGTAATGCTAAAGTCTTAGCTAACAGTTCATCACCTAAAGTTTCCTTTGCATACTGTGAAGCAGCAAAACGACTACCACCACCCATAAACAAAGCGTGGGCTTGGCGAGCGACAAATAAAGACTTGTCTTGCTCAAGTTGTGGCGTAACCGTTGCAGCTGGCGTAGCGTGACCAGTATCAACAGGAACTGCTTTTTGAGAAGCAATCATTTGTTCAGTCTTCTCTAAATTAGCAAGAGTGATATCTAAAGATTTGATTTGAGATTCAATATTATCAAAAGAAGTTTGTTGACCTTCGTCAAGTGCATCTTTTTCTGATAATTCGACCATTTGAGCGATCAATGCACTCTTTTCTTTTTGAACGTTTGCGATACGAGCTGTAATATCCATTAGGAAATACCTTGTTTTAATTTTAATGCACGCACACGATTACGGTTCTGAACTTGCTTATCAAGCTTAGTGCAATCTGTGAATAATTCGTGCATTTGATGTTTTGGGAGATTGTGCGAACGAGCAATAGACAAAGCTTCGTCGTTGGCTGGAATAGAAACTACTGAAATTTCATGTAATAAGGATTTCAGGAATTTGAAACCAGTTAGATTGTTTTCTTTATCGCGGATTGCTTCGTAGTCCTGGGCGGTGAACCCAATAGACACTGCTTTTAAAATGCCAGCTTCAATTAAACCACGGATGGTATCAATTTTTTCGCTAACACCTCTAGGTGCTAATTCGATATCAGCAACTAATCCCTTTTCCCCCAAACGGATATCCACGGCTTTGCCAATGGGTTCTCTAGCATCATGTTGGTAAAGGATAATTGGATTGGCCTTGAAACGATTTAGGTCAATTCCTTTTTGTACCACAATATCGCCATATGAATCCACTTTCTCACTAGATGCCTGAAAAGAAAAAATTCCTTCACGGGTACCTTTGGTAATAAATGCTTCACGTTGGTGTATTTGGGGCATGGCTCTACTACCTTTGTAATGGTAGGCCGGTATACACCGTAGCCAAAAATATTAAATTTTATTTAGAGGAGGGTTTCGGATTGCTCCGCTCTTTTTTACCAGGTCTTTTTCGAGTAGACATAATAAATCCCATTAAATTCTATAACTTATAATGGGATTGTAGGACGGTTATTTTGAAATGTCAAATTATGAGCGATTACCTAACACATATTTTCGAGGTTTGCCTTGTTCAATCATCTTATTATAGATGTTTTGATGTTTACCATGCTGG